TTATGATTCTTCGCCTTCGAAGTCTTCTTCAATTTCGATATCATCGATTCCAAAGTCTTCTCCTGCTCTATAATTAAGAATGTATTTTTCGCAGATTGATTTATAAACCTGCTCTTTCATTTCTACATCGTCAATCAATTTTGACTTAAAATCTTTAGAAAGGAATTTTACAATCTCGCCTGTGTCTGTATTAGTATATGTATACCATGCACCTGCTTGATCTACCAATCCATAATTTTTCATCAATGTTAACCAACTACCGTAATCGTCAATACCCGAATCAAAATAGATATCATAGTCTACAGTTCGCAGGGGCGGCCCCATACGGTTTTTTACTACCTGAGCTCGAGTGGTAATACCAACTACTGCTTCAGGCTTATCTGTAGATTTTGCTAATTTGATTTGACCTACTGATTTAAGTCGAAGACGGACTGAAGAGTGAAATGCGATTGCTTTACCACCTGAAGTGGTCCATTGGTCGCCAAACGTCACTCCCAATCTAGTACGCAACTGATTTGTAAATATCAAACAGATGCGCTCTCTACCAACAAAGTTAGTAATTTTACGCATTGCCTTTGATAAGATAATTGCCTTTGAGGTTGCCCAACCATCTTTATCATAGTCTGCTGACATTTCAACTTTCGTTGACGCTCCCGCTACAGAGTCTACTACTATAGTTACTAATCTATTTTTAGAACTCTTTCTGATAGATTCAATGACCGATTCAATCGCTTCAAAGATATCTTCAACGGTTTCTAACGGGACATATAACATGTCCTTTAGGTTAATACCTATAGCTTCAAGAAACTCTCTTGAGATAGCATTTTCAGTATCAATATATACTGCTAAGCCACCTTTTTTCTGTGTGTCTGCTAAAGCGTGGGCTGCGAGTAATGATTTACCCGAAGCTTCCAATCCGGTAATTTCGATAATTCTTCCTACTGGAAGACCTCCATTGGGTCGGTTTGAAATTGCTAGATCCAACATTGTCGAACCTGTCGAAATCCATTCCGAAACTTCTGAAGGAGCATCGGTGTCACCTTCTAAGAAATAAGCTACTTTATAATTTGAGCCTTTAAATTTCTTGTTAAGATTGTCTGCTAATACGTTTGCTAAATCATCCGCAACCGCACCTTCAGCAACTGCTGTTCTTTTTGCCATAGTTTAAGTGTAACCTTATTAAGGATTGTTAATTACTCGTTAAATAAAGAGTCAAATGCTGACGCTACGTCATCTACTTTTGCTACAGAAGACGCTTCTGAAATGCTAGATTTATTAGCACTCTCTGGTTTTGCTTCTTTTGCGGGCGCAGATTCAGACTCTTCAGAATTTTCTGGGTCAAGCCAGTTATGTAACATCTGAGTCATTTCGTCGTAGGTGTACTCTTTAAATACATCAGTAATTTTAGGTTGATTACCAATCTTCTCTAATACAGCTTTGTTGTCTGTTACTGGAGTTTGATTTGGTTTAACTCGGATCGATGTCTCAGGATAAGACTTACCGGTTTGATCCGCAGCTTTAAACTCAACTGCAACGTCGCGACCTGCCATTGGATCTGTAATATCACCATAGTCTGGGTCTGCAATGAAGCCTAAGAGTTCTTGATAAACGGTTTTACCAAAGCCCCAGAACTTTACGCCTTCCATTTCTTTACCGCGGACGATAACAGGAACATAGCAGCGCATAGTCGGCTCTAGTTTTTTACCCATTTTCCAATCGTCAGAACTTCCTGTTGATTTCAACTTCTCACCAAATTCCATGATTGGGTCAGGTCGACCAAAAGACATTGGCGACAGTACTGATTTACCACCGAAATTGTAATGAAAATAAAGTTCTTGGAAAGGATTTTCTCGATTGTATTGATAAGGAACAATACGAATAACCTGAGTGCCTGGTTCTGGCTTCCAAAGGTTGTTTTGCTTACTTGTTACGTTTTGTAACGAATTGAGCTTTTGCTTGATAGCGTCTAAATTAATAGCCATTTTGTTTTTAAATAATTAATTGTTAATAAGTAATTGATAATTAGTAATTGTTAATGCGTCTTTAACAGGTCTAGAATAGCCAAAGCGACATTTTCAATAACTAATATAACCTAAATATAAGATAACCTTTCGAAGTTACCAAATATTTCTTTAAAAAGTTTACAAATTGATTAACTGATACACTTTTGTCTTAAGAACCTTTAACTCGTTGCTTGAGGTTACTAACAGACTATTTGAGTATTTTGTCCAATCAACCGAAAACTTTGAATCTGCCATTCCATTATTTTCTTTGCGGATTAAAGCATTTAATGAATTGATAGTATATAACGTATTCGTTTCTTTTTTCCTATGTACTAGCATTGCTCCTGGCAATTGCTTTTTATGGTTGCCTTTTTCTACGTTAAAGCTACATACTAACTCTTCAGAGTCTTCAATCGATAATACAAATATTCGTCTATATACTACTTCATACGTTTTTGCAATCATACTTGAAGTATGATCGAGCTCTGGCTCTGTAGTAAAAAGACAAATTAATTGTACCAAAGTTAATAATATTATAACCGATTCGTTTCATATATAAATATGTATCTTAAATTTTTCTTTCTACCAAAACCATATTAGAATAGTCAGGTCCAATCTCTATTTTTACTGGATATTTTCCGTCTTGTTCCAAAACATCTTTAATTGCTTTGATAGCCATAGCGCCGTCTCGTTTGTCAAAGTCCCATAAGAAACTATCGTATGTATAAAGTATTAGTTTAGATTTAAAAGACTTTGTACGTTGAAGTATATTATGTATCACGGCCATGTTTCTTTCAGTTTCGAAGCTTTGCAATAAATAGTTAAGTAGCTTTGAAGCTGTCATATCTGAAAAGAATGACTTAAATAATTTTCTGCCAAATATTGGAGTTTCTATAAACCCATCTTCTTTGTATTTTTGCCAAAGTAACTCAGTATACTCTTGTACCTTTGAATAAAAAGGTATCACCAAATAATCTTTATTGATACCTCCATATAGTTGTCGGAATGTTATTCCTTTAGACTCTGAATATTCTTCAGGACTTAATTCTTTTTTATCAAAATAAAACTGACCTAGATATTCGTGTACTGATATATCTTCAGGAAATGTATAATCTACAAGCTCTGCTAATAAGCGAAGGTGGTAAGCGTCATAGTCAAATGACATCATAAATCCATTTTCACCGAATCTCGATACAAATGGAGTTCGTTGACCGTTCTCTTTATTTAGAGCTGCGAAGTTAATTCCGCCAAAACGATTACTAGGACGTCCGGTGGTAGTATATACATTATATTCGCTAAACGTATACTGATCGTATATGTGAGAACCTGGAAATTTTTTATTAAATTGTTCATAGTTTACAAATAACCCATTTTTTTCAATTTGGTATAAGCTGTCAATGATGAGCTCATCATACTTTGTAAATGCCTCATCTTTATTATAATAATCGTATACATCTAAAAATCTTGAACATATAGCTTGGGCTTTTTCAATATGCTTTGTAATTGGAATGATTGCATTTAAATTATTAAAACGAGTAAACTGCCTCGTAAAATATTCATGAGCAGTCGTTTCAAAATCATCTTCAAACGGATGGTTTTTATGAAAATACTCAACCATATCAATATCAACCAAATTTGGCCTGTCTAAAAATCGTTTAAAACGTTTCTTATTATATACAAATATTTGATTATCTTCTGGAAACTGATTGATTAAGCTTTCTGACATTGGAAGACCTTCTGTATGATTAAATACAATCATAGCATCTTCATCTTTTATTAAGCAATACACATATACTACAGAAAGTGAATCTGTATATACGGGTCGCTCTCCGTTACAATATGTAGGGACGATTACCCAATCGAATCCTTTATTAGATTCAATGAAGTCCGAAAACTCAGATGTCGTCTCTATTATTCGCATATCTTACATAAATATAAGAAATTATTTTGGTTTAACCAAATAATTCTTTATACTTTTTATCTACGTAAGGCGAATAAATTGATAATTCTGTATAGTCTGTTAGGAAATTTAATAATCCAGAAAGTTTGGTATCCCATAACTTTACTACTCGAAAATTAGTATCATATACGCCATATGTAGTATTTAATCCGTCAACTTCGTCATGTAAAGGACCCGTTAGTTTCCAATCTAAACTAATCGCGTCATATAAAGTCTCGTCAATACCTGAGCGTCGCTTTTGCCAAGCTCGGTATTGCGGTTTATTAATTTCTACAATATCTTGATATGTTGAATAATTTCTGCGCTTTATAAAATACCGCAAAATTTTTCCTTCGGCATAGTCGTCTTCATTTGGGATAGGATATGATTGTAATGGCGTAAAATATTCTTTA